GCGCTTCCGGAAGATCGCGGCCGCCGCGTGGCGCTCGCAATAGCCTTCCCAGACGTGGTCGTACTCGGCCTGCAGCTCGGACCGGAGCTCGTCGTCCGTCGCCGCGGCGATGCGGTCGGCCAGCTCCGCACGGTCCGCCTCGAGCTCAGCCGTGAACCAGGGATTGTCATCCCAGTTCACCTTGACGATCCGCGCGCGCGGCGATGGCGCGACGATGAACCGCTTGTAGGTCTCGTCGCTCTCGAGCCGAGGGTTGAACACGACCCAGATCTCGGAACCGGGCTTGCGGATCGTCGGCACGAGCTGGCGCCAGCTGTTGGCGCTGATGCTCTCGCCTTCCTCGATCAGGCAGAGATCCGCGGCCTCGAGCGACTTGATCTTGCCCGGGTCGGTGCGCACGCCGAAGAAGATGAACTCGGAGCCGTTGGCTCCGTAGATGCCCTTGTCCTGGATGCGGAAGAAGTCCGACCAGCCGAGGTGCTGGATGCGGTCGCTGAGGAGCCGGTGCACCGACTCCTTGATCGACGACTGCACCTCGCGGATGCACACGACCCGCAGCGGATGGTGGCGTGCCAGCACCGCCGCCATCCCCGCGAAGCCCCACGACTTGCCGGAGCCGCGGCCACCGTAGCCGACCTTGTAGCGGCTCGGGACGTACTCGACGCGGCCTTCAGCCGTCTGCCGGAGGAACAGGTTCCGGAGCTTCGGAGCTAGGAGCGCAGCCGGGACCGCCATCGGACATCTCGAAGCCGAAGTTGATGACCGCCGTTGGCGCGGTCGGGAGCGGGCCGCCACCGGGCGAGGACAGTTCGACCTTGCGCCGGCCGGCGCCGAGCAGGAGGGTGAGCAGCTCGTTCGCTCGCAGCGCGCCGTTCGAGTCAAACTGGAACTCGCCGTCGATCACCTTGCCGCTGCGATCCTTGACCAGCACGGCCGTCATGCACCGGTCGCGAATCTCGATCGTGGTCTCGATGATCGAATCGAGGCGATAGCCGGACCCGCGGAGCTTGTCGTCGAGACGCTTCTCGAGCAGCTGCTGCACCCGCGGCCGCGCCCGCATCCTCGATGCCGTGACCTCGGGGTTCTTGCCCTGGAAGCCCGCACGGATGATCGCAGCCGTCGCGTTATGGTCGACCAGGAACTCTTCGATGAACCGGCGCTCGCGCGCAGTGGGCTTCATTGAATCGGCCATGGCGGGTCACGTCACTCGCGCCGGTCTGACGTGCTTCGAGCGCTCGGTGCGCTTCACGTTCTCGGCACGGACGCTGCGGAAGTCCCCTCGTGGCTCGGGTCGGTCTGCGAAGTACTCGCGCACGACTCGCTGCGTCTGCTCGTCGGACGGGCAGCGCAGGCGGTCAGGGAACATGGGGAGGCGGCTGATGGCAGAGGCTAAATCGCCACGGTGCGGAACATACACTGGTAATTACCCGCATAACAACTTGTGCCCGACGAGCTCCCGGGCGATGCGCAGCACCTCGAGGAACTGGCGGTAGTTCATGCGGGCCAATTTGGAAGCCGCAACGGCGTTGTAACGCACGCTCGACGCGTACCAGATCTTGATGACATACAGGTATTTCGGCGGCAGCGCAGCGATGGCGCGATCCGTCTCGGCGATCGCCTCCGGGATCTCGGTCGGCGGCGGTCCGCCCTGCGCGGCACCGGTGAAGCCTTCCTCGATGACACGGCCGAGCATCGTGCGCTTCGGCCAGCCATTGCCGGCGGTCGTGTCCCTGGCCCAGTCCCCCCACGCGGCGAGACGCTCGTCTGCAATCCGCAAGTCCCCAGCCAGCGGTCGAGCCATCGAATCCCCCGATTCAGCGTGTCGTCGTGCGGAGCTGGTCCGTCAGGTTCTGGATCGTCGCGCACAGCAGCTGCTTCTCGGCGAGCAGCCGCCGGACGTGGCTGACCTGCACTGCGAGCTCCTCGCGCGTCGCGGCGAGGCGCGCGTGCAGGCGCTCCGCGGAATCGATGCGGTCGGCGTAGCGCGCGAGGTCATTGCTCATCGTCGTGAGCCGAGTGCCGGTCGCGACAGCAGCGGAGTGGATCTGCTGCAGGAGCTCCTGGCCAAGCACGGGGACTTCGGGGCGTTTCTTCGCGGCCACGTCATTCACCTCGCTGGGATTGCTGGATCCGATGGAGTACGCGCTGGGTCATGGCGATTGCCTGCCCCTTCGTCACGTCGCGCGGCGTGAAGGCGAGCACCCGGTAGCCGAGCAGCGCCGCGTCGTTGCGCTTGCGCATGTTGCGTTCGATGTCGCGCGGGTTCGAGTGCGCGCCGCCGCCGGCCATCCAGATCCCGCCGTCGATCTCGATGAGGAGCTTCGCGTCAGCGAACGCGAAGTCGAAGCGCCAGCGCCGGCGCAAGTTGCGAGGGTGCGCGCTCTGCTCGATCCAGAACTGCTGCGCCGGTTCCGGCAGCCGATACGCGCGGCACTGGAATGCGAACTCCCGCTCGGCCTCGTCGTTCTGCTTCGTGCGAGGCTTCTCGGCACCGAGCGCCTCGTCGATCGTGCGCTGCGCGTCGGGCGAGAGCGCACTGCGGTTGAGGTCGATCGCCCGCACGCTCAGTTGACCTCGGAGCTCGCGGGCGTCCTGCGCGTGCGGCCGGACTTCTTCTCGAACAGATCCTCGGGGCGCTTCGGCTCGTCGTCCTTGCCGGTGTCACCACCGCCGCCGAGCGGCAGCTGCGCCTGGCGCTTGTCGGTCTTCTTCGCGATCGCGGCGTCGGTGATCTCGATCTTGATCTCGCGGTTCATGCACGCGACGAGCTCGGGCGCGGACTCCGACCAGTCGTGCGAAGCCTGGATCTGCAGCGACACCATCGTGAGCCCGCCGGTCTGCGGTTCGAGGTAGACCTTCGCGATCTTGACGTCGGGGAGCTGGATCACGTTCGGCTCGAGGCCGTACTCGATGCGGACGTTCGCGCCCTCGAACTTGTCGGCGAGCGTGAAGCCGCCGGCGAAGCGCGTGAAGAACGGCTCCGGTAGTGACGTTGCAGACGTCTGCACAAACAGGCGCTCGTGCGCGCCCGGATTGTCGAGCAGCGCATTGAGCTCCTCGGCGGTAAGCAGCAGTGCGCCGACGGAGATATCGGCGGCCGGAACGTCCTCGTCGCCGTGTTTCTCCGTGCGATTGTTGATCGACGGTCCGAGCTTGGCTGTGCGTAGCGAGATGCTGAGCATGGTCATCCCCCGTTGAGCGGTAGTTGTGGCTGTTTCAAATCGACCTCGCACAAGGCGATCGCCTCCTGCGGTGTCGGCTTGTCGCCGAGGTGCTTCATCGGCGCGGTCGCCGTCCTCGCACGCCAAGCCTCGTAGCGAACTGGAATGCAGCGATCGAAGCGGAGCACGTAGTGCGTCTCGGTCTTGATCGCATACGGACCGTGGAGCTTCCAGCCGGGATGGTCGGCGAGCTTCACGTCGAGACCCACATCGGTTTCGGGCTCGCGTTCGTGCGGCCGATCGCGTAGCGCCTGGTGCCATCTCCGTTCGTCGCATGCTTGAGCAGGCCCTCACGCTTCGCACGATTGAGCGCTGCGCCCCATGCTCGCGGCTCGCGAGGCTTGAGCTCGAGCGGCGCGATCGCGACGGCGTCCTCGACCAGGAACGGCTGGCAGTGCGCGGTGGCACGAGCGTAGGCGCCGAGGAAGCGCGCTGCCCTCCCCGTCCAGTCGTCGCTCTGACGGTCGGCCGCCTCGCCGGCGCGCGCGATCGCGTGGACGCGGGGATGCCCGGGCTTAGCGTTCCTTGCCGGCGGCGTGGCGGGTGCGGCGAGCAGGTCGAGCTGGTTCATGGGGTCTTCGCGCCTCATGCGGTTGATTTGGCTCGGGCTTCCGCCTGTGACCGCGGGTAGGCGCCATCGGCGGCTTGGTCGAGGAGGTCGAGAATGCGTTCCTCCGTTGCAGCTGGATCGCTGTCGTTTCGGAGCGCGATGTGCATGGAACAGATCTCGGCAGCGCGATTCCTGAGCGAAAGGAGTTCGTGTTCGGCGATTCCGACGAAGCGGAGCGCGATGGCGCGACGCAGGAACCAGCGGCCGGCCATCATTTCGGCGACGGTGCAGGCGGGTTCATCCCTCACGTTTGGCTCCTGCAAACAGGGGTTGCGGGCTTGAGCGGGCGCGCGCATCGGCGATCTTCCGTTCGCGCTCGGCAGCGTTGGCGGCGTTGTCGGCTATGGCTTGGCGCTTGGCTTCGGCCATCTCCTCCTCGGTGGCGGGGGTCGTCCGAAGGCTGGGAGCGCCGGGTTTTACCGGGAGCTTCGGGAGATCCCATGCCTGAGCCCAAGGTAGATCGGGGTCTGAGAAGAACTTATCGGGCGCCATCACGAACTCGGTTCCGAGCTTCCCGCTGGCTTGCATGAACCGGCAGTAGCGTTCGGCGCCTTCGCGCAGCTGCTGCCAGGTAGCCCCCTCCTCGATCCGCTTGCCGATGGCCTTCTGGGCGTAGATCCACCGGTCTCGGCCGGCGCGCTCCGGGTAGCGAATCTTGATCTGCTCGAACTCGGTCCAATCGTCCGGGCGCGCCTCTTCGCTCCGTGACGGAGATGGTGACGGATCAGGAGACGGAGACGGAGACGGAGACGGATGGCATCGCTCAGCTATGAGCTGCTTGCTACCGCTCAGCGATGCGTCAGCTATAGCTGAGCTATAGCTCAGCGATGCGTCAGCCTTAGCTGACTTATGGCCCTCCCACCGCTTGGCGGCTGCGGCCTTGCCGCCCGCTGACCGTCCTTCACGCAGCGAGAGCGTTCTATCGCGGTGGTGTTCCAGGACCGTATTGCGCCGCGAGCCGTCATGGCAGACGACGAACTTTTCCTCGCAGCGCTTCCATCCTTGCGCCCATTCGGTAGCTGTAGCGCCGATCAGTGCACGCAGCTGTTCAGGATCTTCTGGTAGGCCGCCAATATCCCACTGTGCATCAAGCAGCTCGCGGTAGACGCCCTTGGCAGTCACGGACCAACCACGGGTTGAGCGCATGAAATCGCCGGGGTACCAAGGAAGCATCGCTAGGGATTCGGCCATCAGCGGCGCCCCTGCCGGCCGACTCCACCATCTTCCGTGTCGAGGCCGGGCAACTCCGGCTGCAATCCGTTTGCGGCGAGGCGGCGGGAAGCTACCTTGAACGCATGAGCCTTCCGCTTCGCCCACTCCTCGAGGATCTCGCGCGCGACCGCGGCCTTGTCCTTGCCGAAGGCCGAGGCCTCGGCGTCCAGCCATATGTCAACGGATTCGGGGATGCCGAGGCGGAAGTCTTTCAGCGGCAGGGCCATGGATTAGGCCGCCTGTTCTTCGCGCGGGTAGATGTCCGGTCGAAGATCGTGCCGTGAGACTCCAGTCAATTTCTCGATCGCCAGAACGTGGTGCGCCGGCGGCTGCCCGCGCATCAGCCAAGTGGCAATCGAACCCTGAGATTTCAGGTTCAGTGCCGTCGCAAGTGCGAACTGGCTCCCCATGACTTCGGCGGCCTTGAGGATTGCTTCCCGGGGTGTCATGGCCGCGATTAACGCACAAACAGTTAGCGGCGTCAACGCTGGATCCGTTCAGCGCCTAGCGCACCATTTTCTGATGGCTACAACCGAATACAGTGACCTCTGGAAGCGCTTAACGAAGGCGTTGCGCGAAAAAGGGCTGCCGATTTCGCAGAACGGCATTGCGACGATGCTCGATATGTCGCAGGGTTCGGTGCGGCGCTGGTACACCGGCGAAGGGTTGCCGGAGCTCAAGACGGCGATCGTTCTCGCCGAGCGCACGGGGTACTCGGTCGAATGGATCCTGACCGGGCGCGGGCGGGAGAAACCCGAGCAGTACGATGATCTGACGACGGACCTGCTTCAGGAATGGGCGCGGCTGACTCCGGAGATGCGCCTTCACGTACTTGGCACCGCGAAGCTCGCGCATGCCGCGCAGTTCACCGGCGATCCGAAGGAGCGCGATCGTGTTCAGCGTGAGATGGCTCGGTTCACTGAATCGATGCGCAGCGGTGGTTCTGTGCACGATCGTCGCGGCGGGAGTCGGTAAAGCCAGCGCGGAGGAGCCGTTCCATTCCTGGGTATGGGACAACTATTTCGCCCAGGTGCAATCGGTCGCGGCGCTCATCCAACTCGACGTCGGCCCCAACGACAACCAGTCCCAAGGCTGGGCCACGCGCGGAACTCCGCCGCAACGTGAGCATCGCGAAGCGGTCATCGCGATCGTCAAGTACTGCGTGGCACAAGCGCAATATCAATTCGGGGACATACCGGACTCGGTTCGAAATTACCCATCGCTCGCAGCCTCAGCTCAGCAGAGCTACGACCATGTGAAGCTGAATGCATGGGTCGCCTGCAACGGAGCGGAAGCCGCGGCATACAGGCGCCTAGTCGCTGCGGATTACTACCGCTCCGAGGACCGCAGCATCGTCATCCCTTGCACAAAGATCCCGGATCGGGCGAGCTTCGCGGCGATCGAGGCGTGCATTAAGTACGAAATCGCTCGGCGGAATGGCAAATAGCGACATGCTCTGTCGCTTTCGAGCCAGCCAAGAATAAACGCACGAACCGTTGACAGATAACGTTTGAGGCGTTAACGTCCGACTCCACGGTCACCGACCGAGGAGTCCGACGATGCCCACGCAAGCCCTCACCCTCACGCATCTGGTCGACGTGCTGCCAGCCGTCGTCCTGCTGTTCTGCATCCTGCTGATCGTCGGCGGTGCCGCCGCC